ACATCACCCCCTACCTCTTGTATACTATGACCGCTTAAACAGCCCACATCGTCCGCTAGGGGCTCTACAGTGGTTTGTCCTGAGTTCATCCCAGCAGCCTTAGCTATCTGAGTAGCTGTGAATATATATAGGTCTTTCTGAAATAACTTCAATCCTACTACAGCATCTCTCATGGAGAAGAAGCCTGAAGTAGCACCAGTGAAATCGGAAGGGTCTAGTAAGTTACTATGATAAACAGTGTAAGGTTCTGCGGATACGCCTGATATAAAGAATTGGTTCAAGAAGACAGCAGATACTGTACCGTCGAGTACAGCGGACTCAGTGATCTCTTCATAATCTACAGTGTCATTTGGATGGATCGTAAGGACACAGGGTCTACTTACTCCGTCAGTCATTACCAGTTTCTCAGTATCCCCAAAGACAAACAAGTCTAGAAAGTAATTACCTCCAGTAACTCTGGCGTCGAAAGGACCAGCACCTATAGAAGCTAAAGGCTGGTTGGTTCCTATCTTATTCACTTGAGTCCATGTAGTGTAGTCACGACTGAAGTATATCCCAGTCCCTCTACATACAACAAGACCACCTTGGTACTCATGTACTCCAGTGATACTACCTGTGTTAGGTATTGTTGTTAAGTTAACTTTAGTGTATCCCTTGATTTGTTGATAGCCACCTTGAATACCCACTTCCATGTTTGTTAGGAGTCTACCTTTGTTCGGTTGTTTCAACAGGGCTTGTTGGTTAGACGAAAGGTCCATGCCACCCTGAGCAGGAACCTGTATAGTCTGTATTTCTACAGCCATTATATAGCTCTCATTCGTTCTAGTTTATTACCTACTAGATGTCTCTTCATTTCTTTTAAGCCTTCATCATAAGTCTTATCAACCATATTAGCATGGTCTAGATTCTCTCTCCACATCCAAACATAGAATAGTGCTCTATTGATTAGGACTGTGTAGTATTGGTCGGCGAACGGCATTAGATCTACATCATTAACGAACTCAGTAGCAGGGTCCCATAAAGAGAACTCTAAAGTATATACATCATCCGGTGTGTTAGATAAACCATATAAATCATTGGTAGGGTGTTTGAATATAGCACAAGGTAGTGCAGAGTCTTCAGTAACTTTGTTGCTCTGAGCCCAGTGGTCATATGAAATATATTCTAATGGAAACTTATCTGTTCCATTGATAAGCATAACAGTAGTTAAGTCTATGTTATGTGATTGTCCCAAAGCATACCATTGTTGGTCAGCTACAGTTGAGACTTGCTGGAACCTGTTAGTTCCACCTGTGTTTGTTAGCCAAGGCCATTCAGTAGAAGCATTTACAATATCCATGTAAGCTCTATTGACTGCCTTCTTAACGAAATCCTGTACGCCTCTTGCAGTAGGGAACTCTACAGAAGTGATTGGTACTTCGTTAACATCCCTTAGTACCTCGTTTACAAGCTGTATATATGTCTTAGCCATTTAAATCTCCTGTATAAAAAAGGGCCTCCTAGGAAACCTAAGAGACCCTATATAGTCTTATGAGACCCTAGGGTCTAGTGACTAGGCGTAAGTTACGTAAGCGTTAGCTAGTGACTCTGGACGTACAATAGCACGACCGTAAACGTGTAAACCACGAACGATATCTGCGAAAGTAGTTTCAGAACGTAACGTTTCAATCTTATCGATTGAGCTAACGGTAGCAACTGCTGACATGTGACCAGCAACGATAACGTCACCTTTAGTCGCTACAGCATCATCACCAGTGGCGATTACTGTATCATCAGTATCTGTATTACCTGCTGTAGAACCAGCCGTATCCGTTAGGTACGTAGGCGCGTTGTTAGTCTTGTAGAGCGAGAAGCCACGCAATTTACCTTGCATAACCAAACCATTCTTAAGACCACCTTCGCCTTGGTTGTAGTCAGTTGATAGCAACTTCGAATCAGTTTGAGCAATTAGCTCCATGAAACGAGGAGTAACAACTACCCAACGACCTTCTTCAGGTACTTCAGCTTCGTCTAGTTTTAATGCTAGTTTAGACAAAAGGTTCAAAGGATCTGTTTCACCAGCGCCGAAACCTAATACGATCTTGTTAGCATCTTCTTGTGCTTCACCGTGTGCGATAGCGATAGAGCCAGCGCCTTGGATAGTAGCACCAACGTTAACGATGTTAGCGATGTTACATTGTACAGACATGTACTCTAGTACTTCACGGTCATAAGAATTCTTAAGAGCGTAAGTAGCTGAGCCAGTAGCTAGCGATTGCCAGTTGATGTGTGATAACTTCTCTTCGATGTCATCTACTTGGAAAGCAAACTTGTTCGCTTGGTCCAAGGTAATAGTGATTTCATCATCAGCTAGTGCTTGACTTGCTACAGTCTGACCACGATGATAACTATCTACAGTGATTACTGGTTCTTTGATAATACGTACAGTATCACCGAAGCCTGAAATCTCACCGTAGTAATCGTTGTTGGTAATGCCTTCTACAACTGACGCTGTACGGAAGTACATAAGTACTTTCTGTGCGAAGATAGTTGGACTGAAATTACCAGTAGGGGAGTTACCACCAAAGTTAGCGGTACTTGCACCATTAAAATATGCCATTATTTAATTCCTCTTTAATTAATTTAACTCATTGCGTACCTACCTTCACTCATGGCTAGATCGATAGTCTCTTCCCATTTAGCAAACTCTTGAGGTCGCATAGATGCAACTTCTGAGTCCTTCCAAATATAGTCAGGGGCGTTCCGATCACCAGAGCCTGAGGGATCAACAGAGGTATTTCGTACACCTATGTCTTCCGCTGCGTTGGCAGGTTGTTGATTTGTGTTTTGAACAACCGGACGCACTTCCGCTTTATACAAGTTTATAGCTCGTATTGCATTAGCTGCGTTATCTGGGTTGTCATAAATCCAAGATTGAACCACACTGTCCTGTTGTTCTGCCCATAAGTGGAACTCTTGTGAGTCCTTAATGGTAGACCAGTCAGGGTGGGCTGCATTGATTTGAGCAACTGCTTCTGTTGCACGTGCGTTCTGTAATCCAGACTCCAGTCCTGCTAACTTAGTTTCGTACTGTCCCATCTCGGCTTTCGCCATCTTGTGAGCTAGTGTTGTAATAAAGTTATACGTTTCTGGGTTCTTCTCTTTAAAGGCTGCCAGTTCTTCATCCGTTGAAGGCGGCTTAAAAGTAGGGGTCTGTGCGACACGCAGTTGTTCCATTTCCTGTTTCAATCCAGCAACAGTAGCATTGAACTCGTTCTGTTTCTTGCTAGTGTGTGATTGCAGGTCTTTATAACGTTTCTCCCAGTTATGCGCTGGTGCTTCTTCAGCGGCAGTATTATCACCCTCTTGGCCTTGAGTGGTGGAATTGCCTTCCAACTCTGCTAACTCCGCTTGCTCCTTAAGAATCTGAGGGTTACGGTAAGCATTGTTGCCCATTAAGCTATTACGTTGTAGTTGTTCAGTTTGCATATTTTCTCCTCTAGGTCTCTCATCCAAGTGTATGCCCGTAGGCAGTCTCTCAGAAAGTGTACTAGTATTAAATTAAATGAGTAGGGTTTCTACTCACTATCTCTCATGTGCTCCTTAAGTCTCAGAAGTTCGTCCAAGGTTTGTACGTTGCCTTGGAGTTTCTGTAGTTCTTCCGGTCTACACTGTGTAAGTTTATCTAGGAGCTTATCACGCTTAAACATGATATACTCTTCGAATATTTCCCAGTTAGGATTAGCTACAACAGCTTTAAGCTGTCGGAGCGTTTGTTCCTGCGACTTCTCCATTGACACCTCCTACGTTACCTGCGCCTTCAGTATTGCCTTGTTGTCCATTAAGTTCCGCTGGAACTTGAGGAGCAGCAGCACCACCTTGTATCCCACCAGCAGCACCTATGATTTCAGCGTATAGCTTAGCTTCATCCATGTCGTTCAGCACAGCATTAGGATCTAAGTCCATGCTCTTTGCTAACTCTCTTATTAGATAAGGCATCTTAATCATCGGGGCTACAGCTTGGTTAGCTGATAATTGTAAGAATGTTTGTAGTCGTTGGGTTTTAATTTCTTGCTTAGTAAAGCTTCTTATACCAGTTGCAACAACTTCAAAATCACCTCTAGGTAATCTATCTGAGTTGAACTGATTATTCCAATGGAATAACATCTGGCCTAGTGGCTGCAATAGATCGTCATCAAGGTTTCGTATTACGGTCTTGATGTTTAAACTAGCACCTTCTAGGATAGTATTTAAACCACTGGCTGTTCTTCCTGTTCCTGATACTCCGGTTTGACCGTGAGATACAGAGGGAATTCCTGTTCCTTCGTCTGCTAACTGTCTCATTTCTCTGAACATCATAATGTTCTCATTAGCTGTAGAAGGGAATTTAATTCCTTGGACTGCTTGGCCTGCTTGTCCACTCTGGCGTCTAAAGATCTTACCAGGGTAGATAGACATGTCCTGTCCAGGGACTAACATTGTTTCATCTAAATCGAATACCAAATTACCTGCTAGAGCTAAGTTCTCTACAGCAAGTCTAACGAAACCATTCATCATCTTCTGTGAGTCTTCCATTGCTTCTGGAACACCAACACCGTATAAATGATATGGGTTTCTTTCATAATTAAATATGTAATAAGGTAAACGTTGTGGTAGGAATGGATTAGCGATTATACGAAGTATCTCACCGTTACATACCCACATATTAACTTGTACTTGGTCTGGGTTCTCATCAGGGTTAAATTTAATACCAGCAGTTCTTGCTTCTTCTGCTGAGATATAACCCCAGTATTCTAAGACTTCCCAGAGTCTCCCGCGATTCAGTGTGACATCATCTTGTCTAACTGTAGCCTCAAAAGACTTATCAGTATAATTAGAACCTGCTGTTACACAGCGGTCTATCATTTCTTTATCAAAGAACGCTTTGGTCTTTAGATCACGCATCTGTTTAGCAGAATACCTGTGTCTCTCAATAACCCATTCAGCATCTTCAATACATTCGGCATTAGGGTCTACATATACATCCCAAGCGGATACATGTGAAATCTTAGGAACCTTAGTTCTCTCAGGGCTATACACCCCTTCCTTCCACTTATGGTGTATCTTCTCTTCTGTGAATATGCCTTTCATAACCCCAGTGCCTATCAAGCAGGCTTCGAATACAGACTTACGTAATTCTGTATGAGCATTAGACTCTTCAAGTTGATCCTGTAATATCTTGTTAAGAGACTCTACGGCCCTCTCTGCTGGCTTGATAAACGCAGTTTGTCCTGAGGGGTCGTGCCCTTCCTTCAGATTCATTCCATTCTGAGGATGACTAGGGTCTTCAAGGAAAGCCATGTTATCCATCGTAGCACCAGGTGCCAAGTTGAATCCATCGCCTTCAAAACCTACACCTTCAGGCTGAGGAGTACCTTGCTGTGAAGCGTACTCTGCTATACCTTCTGGCTGTGGAGTAGCCTCTGCCATTAAAGGGAATCTTGAATTCTGCATTATAGATTCCATTATCTGACTGTAAGCTGCTCTTGTCTTAACTGTTGTTGTTCTTATGTATACATGTTTGTTAGGGTCTTCAGTATCTCGGAAAGAATCTGTATCCTCTCCTCTGTAAGACTTAATATTCTTCTGACCTTGTGATTCCCACGGTAAACGTGAAGATTCAGCCTCAGATAGATATTCGTTTACTCTGGAGACTAAGGGGTTGATAGCTACCTTTTGGGTAATATCCTCAGCCCCTAGAGCTTCCCTAATCTTCTTCTCACGTTCTGAGGTAGATTCTAATATCGATGCCATCTAAACCCCCAGTCTTCTTC